CCTCGATACGCTCGGGGATCTGTGCTTCACCCTTCCGGGCGAGAGGATGTGCTCCTCCTGCAGGTACAAGACCCACGGCACTAGGCCGTCGGTCGTTGGACTTGCGCCTGAGGTGGTACTTCCTCTCGCCGGCACATTTTCTTCCCGTTTGCCACTCTATCATCACTTGTCTCGTGAGTACAGTACCGCTATGGACGCGCGTAAATACACCAAGTTCATTCGAGGCGTAGCATGCCTCTATGGGATCAATGAACTTGAAGCGCGGAGCTTGAGCGGTGCCGAGGACCCGATAGTACATCGGGCCACTGCACTCTCGGAGCAAGGGAGTAAGGTGAGGGTGATTACCGTCCCTCCTGCCTGTGTGTTTGCCTCTGGGGATTATGTACGGTCGCTCGTCTTCCCCGTCCTGAGAAAGTTGGACCCACGGCTCCGAGTATTCGATGAGCGCGTGGGCTGGGACGGAAAGATACTTAACGAGGAGCTCGAGACCGTAACCCTTGGGGATGGTGAGGCCTGGCTTTCCGCCGACCTCACTAAGGCGACAGATGGTTTCTCGCATGATGCAGTCAGGGCCGTTATCCGCGGTCTTGTCCGAGCAGGCCTTAGTAGAAGGCTTGCAAGGGTTGCCAGTCATTCTCTTGGCGTGGCTGATAACGTGCATTATGTCGAGTACTCTGTCCTTAAGTTCCCTAAGAAGCACAGGAAGGAGATATGTGAGAAGTTTGGGCCATCTGAGAATGGAACCGTGCGCGTGCCGATGTTGAGAGGTATCCTCATGGGGACACCTCTCTCCTTCACGGTTCTTTCGCTTCTCAATGGCTGGGCAGCGACACCTCTTGGTTGTCGTTGTTCCATCTGTGGTGACGATGTCGTCGCAGTTTGCAAACCTCCACAAATCAATGACTATGGCCGTCGTGTGCGGGCCATAGGAAGCGGATTGCACGAGATGAAGACTTTCTACGGGACCAGAGGGTTCACATTCTGTGAAACGTTTGGCCTTCGTGTAGGTGAAACGCGAGCCTACCGGGCCTTCAACCCGTATCATCTCAAACAATTCGCTAGGGACGGTATTGGGGTCATGGAACTTGGCGGGCACGACGCGGTTCAGTGGCGAGCACTTCGCCGCGTTGCCAAGGTACTTTGCAAGGGTGTCCGCGCCAAGGCGCGGCGCCTCCGTAGGCCCCCCGAGCTGCCGGTGGCACTCGGGGGACTTGGTCATCCCAGCAGTAGGGGACCAAGGGACCTTCCAAGGCCCGTTCGGGCTTCCTTGCAACGCATCCTGTCCCAGGATGTGGACCCCACATCTTATACCAGTCGTGTCGATGTGTTCTTCTCCCCAGCTGACCGGAAGCTGTTTGGGAGTCTTCGAGGTAGTATTCAGGACTCGGTCTGGTCGCCCTCCTTTGAGGGTGACCGCGCTCTCGACGGCGCGAAGACCTTTGTCGTTGATGAGGACTACCATTTCGAGGACTACAAGGCTCTCCGTGCGTACGTTTCTAAACGAGCGCACGAGTTGTATTGGAGTCTTGGGGGAACATATAAACCGACTATACCTGCATCTATCAAGCCGGGAGTCTTGCGTCTTCCGGTTCCGGTGGGAAACCTCTATTCGGGTCGGACAATGTCTGAATTGTCCTCCGACTATGCTTCCCTGCTCCGGAACTTTGGGCGCTACCTCCCGAGAAGCCTGTTCGACGAAATTCGGAGAGAAACCTCCAAAT